AACATCTTCATCAATTTCTGCACTCCAGTAAATATCGCAACCTGCGACTTTACCCACGAAACCGTTAACCAAACCTTCTTGAGAGGTTGGGTTGTCTGCCATTTGAGAACCAGAGTTTGTATTGATTAAGAGTTGTAACAACCCCTTCGCGCCCCACACAGATTTTGGTGAAAGCACCAAATTGTAAGGCATAGGCGCACCCGCTGCGTGTAATTGGCGACTTGCACCAAATACGTGAGCAAGAGTCATTGCCGTACCGGCTGCGGATTCTGTTTGTGAGAATCCAGAAAACAGGCTAACCAATAGGTCGTCTGCTTTAAGAGCCAATTCGTGTCCGATAATCGAACCAACATCAGAAGCCAAATTCTGAGGACTTGACTGAACTGCCAGATCGGTTACGTCAGAACGCACAATGTATTCTGCGATAGTTGCCTGCGCCTTTGAAATTGTGCGAGTTGTGAGAGTTGTGTAATCCGTACCATCTGTTCCGCTGCCTACATTAGAGGAAGCAGGATCAGTATAGTATGGAAACGAAACCGTTCCTGCACCTTTAGGGGCATTCGCGGTTTTCACCAACGGGACCATCACGCCAGATTCTTGAAACGCTATAATTGCATCAGCAAGAATTTCTTCGCCGGCTTGAATGGTCGATTTTTTAGTAATTGCCATTAGACATTACTCCTTTTTAATTTTTCCATTTTCATCAAAATCAATCCCGGAAAAATATCCCATTCGATTGTTGGATAGCCCTCTGCTTCGGCGGTCATACCGTTCTTCCATTAAGTCCACCATATCCATCCTGGATGCGGGTGAACCGTAGATAGAAACGTCTGGCTGCCCTTCAGCATCGGTTCTGACAATTACATCGTCGCATGGATCAACGTCCACTCCGGCGATTATGTCTTTCTTTCCATCAACCTTCAAATATATCTCCCCAGATTGAGGTCTTTTGCTTTTCGGCTTTCATCTTTTTGTAGCCTTGCGGGTCTTTGAGAGCAAATTCTTTAAGTGACTCATAACCACCCGTACTTTCGCGCCCCGGTTTCCCAACCTGAACTTTAGATGTTGGCCTATTCGCAAACCTATCTACATGAACTTCGAGTTTTTCGAGTCTCATGTCAGCATAGATTTCCCGGTCATCTTCAGGCAACTTAGATAATAACGCCTCACGGCGGCTTGCCTGATACTGGTCAAAGGCATCTGCTTTTTCTTGAGCCAATACAAGTTTTTTAGTAACATCATTGAGAGCCTGGTCATATTCGCCTTTTGCTTCCAATTCTTTTATTCGTCTTGACTCTTTATCATTTGACAATGACTTCCTGATCTCGGATAATTCCGATTTCAATGCGTTTTTTTCGTCCACAAGTTCAGAGAACCGAGCATAAGGAACTTGATTGACGGTCTGTTTTTCAGATACAGTTTCTGGGGCCTGTTTTTCGTCTTGGCTAACGACTTGTTGTTCACTCATTTTTACCTCTCGTTTGAGTTATTTAATTCTTTTGCTTTACAAGCGGCTTATCAAGGTTCTCATCCTTATATCCGATTGGTAAAATCTTGCATCTACAATTTTGTTGGCATATACTAAAACCCGAACCTTCTCGTCCGATGGTGTCAAAGTATTCATTTGTACCTTCTAATCCGTGTCTTTCCGCGCAATCTGGACAGACTGCTTTCCCGTTTACCGTTACCCATTGAAAGAGTTTAACCCCGGCTTTTACGAATTGTTGATTTGCACTCCTATTAGAAGAAAGTTCAACAGCATTTCTAACGGTGTTTTTTAATTTGTTTCTAAATGTCCCGAACAGTATCCCGCCTTCTTTTAAATCGGTTACAAGCGTTAGTCTAATTGCATCGTCTGACATTCCCGCAAGTCGCATATTGGTAATTGCTTCTTCAATCGTTAATGCGGTAATTGCTGCGGATGTAGTGATTTGATTGGCAACTGTTATTTGAAGATCAGGCACGTTTAATTTGTCTTTCAATTTCTAAATCAACCATCTTCATAATATCTTTTTCGGCTTCTGCCGTGATACCAAACCATTCACGTTTAGGGAGTCCAGCACCAGTTTGATGAAAGCCACCAACATCAGACATAGTAACCTTTGTTCTTGGATATTTCTGTTTTTCTCCTGGATGAATTTCCACTTCTTGATTCTGTTTGGTTGCTTTTTCAACTACGAGATTTCTCATCTTGCCTGTATTCACTAAAGGTTTATTTGCATTCTTTTTAAATTTACCTCCAGAGAAATTTGTTTTTGATTTAACCGTACTTGGTTTAAGTGAAGCCATTGGCCCAGTAACGCCAAGTCCTTTTTCCAACCTTTGAAAGTGATCCTCCTTAATAATTTGTCCGGCAAGATTCAATTCTTTTGTCAGATTCAACGTAATCTTGTTTAGATTAAAGTTCGTATCAACAGTTATACCTTGTTTAGGCACTTTTCTTTAATACCTCTTTGGCGAATTTCTGCCCTTGCTTTGCACCCTTTTCAATCTCGTCTATATGTTCGTTTAAGAACGACAACCCAAGTTTCAGTAAATACCCTTCTGTATCCTTCAGCATTTCATCAATGTCTATTGACGGTAAAATATTGTCTGCATTTTGAATCACCTCGTCTTGAAGTTCATCAATCTTCGCAATATGATTAAGAACTAATTGTGCCAAGCCTTTTCAATCCTTCAAATATTGGTTGTTCGTTCTTTACCTCTGGTTGTTCTTCAGCAACCTCACCTAATAATTCGTTCACTTCATCATCGGTCATGTCTGGATTCATTTCTTGGAGGACCCTGCGCTTTGTAGTTAGTCCATTTGCAAGTTCCCAATCCATCTGGTTCCGCCACTCTGCCGGATCGTGTACTGTCTCCGGTTCTGTGAAATCAACATGATAATCTTCAGATATATTTACACCGTGAGCCGCCAGTATTGTCCTGTCCAGGTTAAATCTTTTATACTCGAATGGTCGCCATATATCCTCAACCGATGCTGCTCTTGCTTCATAATTCTCTAAGTTCTCTATCTTAACTTGAACACCGGAATTGGCTTGTGAATCAGACCATCTTGCGACTAAGTGGTTATTCGTCGCAGCGTCTTGAATGATAAACTTTATGGCATTAACGATTTGTCCTAAGTCAGAACCGGGAAGTTTGGATAACGTGCTGCCTTCCGGGAGCATCATTATCTCATCTGTTCCTATCCTAATAGGTTCGTCTTGTTGAATGCCGGTTGCGTACTTCACGCCCAATGTGTCTATCCTTGCAGCAATCAGCATTTCCAGATATAACATGGCCACCGACTCCTGTGCTGATACAAGGTCTAATGCGCCACTCTGCCAATACTCATCGACCAGTTCTGCATCACGCTTGGCAAAGGTCATTGGAATGATACCAAACGGGTTCTCATCCTGATCGAAGATTCTCCCTCTCTCATCGAATCTAAAATGCTGCTCATCTGACCAATATTCGTATATCCTGCTTGTCTTATCATTTAGATTTGCAATAGGATAAAACACAGCGGATTCTTCTGTCTGGGCCTCAAGGAATAACGGATAGAAATACGGCACTAATTCATAGTTTAACCCCTCGTCTGAATAATGACTCAACAGCCCCATATTCCCGGTAAGGAACGTCATCTTTTCCATTTGCCGCATCTTCGCATCAACATCCCTCGGTAGTTCCTCAGCGTACTTATCGTTATGGCGTGTGGGTTGGTCTTTATATACCAAACTTCTTGCCGATACCATACGCTTCACAAAGTTAGGCAATGCGGGCGGCAGTTTTATTCCACTCTGGAAATATGGCTCGATATATTGAGCATAATCCCCCTCGTAATAGTCTATTGACTTCATACGTCTTTTTAAATTCTTGTCGTCAGCGTGACCGATTACACTTTTAATCGACCTCATGACCGTGTCGGTAGATAAATCTTTAATTATCATGCTTGTCCCTGTTTGTACATTCTCATAGCCTGGGTTGTCATCATACCATTCAATAATGTCTCGTTTAAATCGTTCATGTCATTCAGTATAGTTTGCCGCCCTTTGTTGTAATAATAAAACAGAATGAGACATATCACATTGAGCGATAATGATACCCCCAGTAAGAAATAAATCACGCCATCCATCCTTGATATGTTACCTTGCGTTCTCTCAACGGCATTAGATACGAAACGGCATAACCCAGAGCATCCCCACTATGCGTTTGAACAGGATCACGTTTGTCAATGTCTCCATTACGCCATACGTTTTGTTCCATGTCCATAAGTAAAGTCGGACAATTCTCCATCGTCAGTCTGCCTTCTCTTAATAGTTTATTAACCGCATTCACTCGGTCTTTTACTCGTGGATTGACTCTTGGCGCTAATACTTTAAAGCCTGCGGTTCTTAAAATATCGTGATCTGTTTGAACCGATGAAGTTTTCCTCGCGGATCCGGTGCTATCTGGGAAGGTCTTAATACCGGGATATTGTTCTTTTAGTCTTTCAGCTAAATCCCACGTGCCGGCATTCTTTAGTCTTATTTCAGACTCAACGTGTATTTCATTCTTATTATATCTGAATATGATTCCACTTAACGCATCCACATTGAAATCAATTCCGCAGCCGACTTCCCAACCATCTAAGTCATTACGACTAATTAAGTGACGTTCACGGTTAAACTCGTTATATACCCGCCCTTGAGTTAGGTTGACAAACTTACCATGCACATACGCATCAATCTGTTCTTCTGAATAAGCCTGTAATAGGCTCTGTTTATAATCGTCCGGGAGATAAGGGTTGTCTAATGTGGAAGCCTGGATAACGCCAATATCCATATCTGGATCATTAGCTAATGTGAATCCCCAGTTCAGCTGCTCTGGCGTTCCTGTAAGATATATCTGTGACTTCTTGGCTTCCGGGTGGCGTACACGGGCAATCATCTGTTCAAACA